ATCGCCTTTTTCATCGTCTGATGTACCGTCATGGCTAGATTGTATTTGCGCTAATACGCTTTCTTCTCCACCAGACTGCTCGCCTTTAAAAGTAATCTTACCATCACGACTACCATCTGCGTCTGTTTCAGTAGTATTCTTTAGAATAACTTCTGGTGTAGTGTCAGTGCTTGTAATGTCACCTTGTACATCAGCCGCCGTAGTTGTTAATCCAACCGCTGTTGCTCCAATGTATCCACCCATTATGTTTGCTCCATATATGAAAGTATTACACTGACCTTATCTGCTACCGAACAGTCAACTTTTACTATATCGCCCACATTTAAATTAACCTTCCCATCTAAAACAGATAAGGTTGATCCAGCTGGGATAGCTGCATCTTTTATTAAATGCGCTGTAGTGTTTGTTGTTTGTCCAGTATGTGCTGTTGTACTAACCAATGTTACAGATGCTGTAACTTGTGCATTATGCACATTAGCTAGTGTTAAGCCCAACACAACAATGGTGCTACCACTTTGTACTGTGTAAATAGTTTCTGGTGTGCCAGCACTAGCTGGCGCAACATCCCTTGTTAAAACCTTAAATGCATTTGCCATATTATTCTCCTAGCCCAAAGCAATCGCAAGCGCAGTCGCTTCGTCTACTGTCGCCTTTTGCCCTATTGTTGCAATGTTACTTGCTACTGTTGTTACATCAGCTGAAATACCAGCTACTGTGGTTACGTTTGCAGCTACACCAGCCACTGTAGTTACATTAGCTGCTACACCAGCTACCGACGTTACGTTACTAGCAATACCAGCTACGGTTGTTACGTTAGAACTTACACCAGCTACTGTGTTTATATTTGAAGTATTGCCAGCAACCGTAGTAATATTTGATGCTATACCAGCAGCAGTAGTTACATTAGCTTTAATTGCAGCCAGTCCTGATATTGCATCAGTAGCTGTTGTGCCATCCTCGATGTCTGCCAATGCACCAATATCAGCTGTAATTGCTGCTAAACTTTGAACATCAGAAATATTTGGCCCAGCTTCTGGAACACCAGTTGTTGCATTAAACCCAAGCACTGTACCTTTACGAGCAGCAAGCAATGGCATCTGTGTGTCAACTGCACTATCAAAGTCAATTAGCTTCAAGGATCTGTTAACATCATCTTGAATGTCAGCAGTAATAGCAATGAACCTATCAAGCTCTGTATTAAGAGAGGCGATATTAAACGGCCCTGATGAGGGAAAGTCTGTTGTACGGTCTAAGTCTATAGAACGTGTTACAATGACTGTAGAGCCACCTGACGCGCCTACAACACTATTGCCAGACGTAGTTGTTATTGTGCCAGTAGAGCCATCACCACCAGATAAAGTGTAATGTGATGTTAATGTCTTTAATGTGCCATCTACATAAAAGTTTAAATCATCGTTATCAAAAAACTCAAATGGCACAGCAAAAGATGTCTGAGTAACACCCTGACCAACCGTATAAGATACACGTGGGTCGTTATCTGATAAGTTAATTGTCATACTTTACCTCTTTTTTATCGAAATAGCAGTGAAGATAAGAAGTGGCAACGCACAAAAAGTTAATATCTTCCATATCCAGATATTGTATCTTTACTTTCATAGTCAAAAGCATTTTGCATTGAGTTAATTAAATACCTCATAAACCAAAGCCTCATGCCTGGAATCATTTTAGCAGTTTGTTCAACAGCACCTTTTTCACCATTTATTAAACCATTAAAAGCATTATAGTAATCTTGAGATACTGATGGGCCAGCACCAGCAAACTGATTTACAGAATTAAAAAACCCCTGCTCTTCTGGAAATTTTGGCTTAACATACCCATCAAGATAATTTTCTCCATTCATTGCCATTGATGAAGATATGCTGGTATAAAACATATCGCTATACAAAGCAGCCAAACCTGATTGGTCAAAAGATCTAATCATTTTATCAGTAAATGACATGTTATCCCATGCTCTTTTAGACCCACCTGTTAAATTAGATTTAATCTCAAGCACTCCATAACCTAATCCCATCATCCATATTGCACCAAACAATGGGGATCGCATTTGACCAGTAGTATATGCAGCTGTTGTTTTGTTTACAGCCGCTAATGCAAATCCATAAAACTGAAATGGTAAAGAAAGCAAAGCACTTTCCATTCTAGCATAACCTTTATATTTAGGGTCTTCTTTCATCCCAAATCTTTTAGCTACTCGCATTGGAATAATAGCAACGCCATCCATTATTCTTGGGCGATCAGCTGGTGTAGCATTCATAATAGTATTTAATATTCCAGTAGACATAGCTCTCTGAAACTTTTCTTTTAAAACTTCATCTGTCCAGTTATCTGTGTTTGCATAAATAAGACCAGCATCAGATTCTTCCCATGCTGAACCTTTATTAGCTGCTAACTTTTTAGCATCAGCTTTAGATATATTATATCGCCTTAAGTATTGAGACATCCAATCATCAGCATCACCAGCAGCTTCTTTAATAGCAAACTGAATTAATTGATCTTGCCTCATGATTGCATCAAGATGCTTTAGAAATCTAGTAACTGGTGTTAAGCCATTAAGAATATAAAAAGCTTCTTTGCCCTGCTCCCAAAGACCATGCATTTGTGGATTAGTAAGCATTTCATCGCTGTATCTAATCCCAGCACTGTGCATAGCGCCTTCAATACCTTCACTTGCTTTTGGCCCTTCAGCAGCAGCTAATCTAACTTTATCATCTGTGTACTTAGCAATCATAGTACGCATAACTCTATTAACGCCATGCTCTGCCATTAAGCGACCAAACTCAGTAAGTGTAGTAAAGCCAACAGCACCCATAAAATTAAATGTTGCTAAATCTTTTAAACGTCTGGCTACCTTTGCATCCCATCGAGCAGGGTTTCTTAATGGTGCATTCATAACTCTGTCATAGTCAGTTCTAAAATCAGCAAGAACAGCATTTATTCTATCCATATCCATGCCAGAATCAAAAAGCTCATCAGTTTTCTCTTCTAACAATTCATCAATATTTCTGCCACCAAACTTTTTAGCAAATGAATAACGTGGTGCTACTCTCTGGTTGTAAGCCATAAATGCAGTGAAAGGATTCATTTCAATAAAGTCAGTAATTAAATGATTAGGTATATCTAACCGTCTGTGCATAAAATGTTTTGAAGCACCATAACCAAAAAAAGCTTTTTCAAAATCATTATCTGCACCCTCAGATATAATCTTATCTACAGTTCGTTTAACTCTTTCTGCTACCTTTGCTGGATCAGTGCTTAACTTTTGTGGTGATAAAGGATTTCTAGGATCAAATACTTTTATGCTTGGGTTTTCTGTAAACCATTTCATTAGTATTTTTTCAAACTCTTCTCTTCTTTTTTTAATAACATCAACAAGAAAAAATCTAGGATGAAATGCTGTTTCTCCAGCTGGCAAAACATCCATATCTTTTAAATCTTCTAATACATCTTGAGCGTTTTGGCGTTCACCTTTGTATTTTGCAACACGAGCCATAACAGTTTCATAGTATGGATGGTCACTTCTCATACCATTACTTTTTAATGTTGCTATCTTTGCTTCATTATCTTCTATTCTTTTTGTAAAAAACTTCATTTGGTTTCTATAAAATTTAGCACTACCAATAAGATCTGTTTCTGTTAATCTTGCTCTCCAAGTTTCAGCAAACTCATCTATAAGATTCATTACTTCTTCTTGTGCTTGTGTTTGAGGTTTGCGATTGCTTAACCTTAATTCGCTCACCTCTCTTATAAATGTATTAAAGTCTCTTTGTCTCCCAACAGCATAATCAAGAGCAACAACTACTGGCTTCTTACTTTCTTTTATAAAAGATTTTTGTAAATTTTTGTAAAATTTATACATTTCAGCTTGATACTTAGCCTGATCCATATGAACGCTAATACCTAATGTATGACCATTAACATGCCCAACAGACAGCTGCCCCTGATCCCCAACTAAATCATAATAAAATCTTTTAAAATCTGTAGGTACATCTTTTGCACCCATTATTCTTTTGTATCCAGATGTAGCTGCTTTAAAAATAAAACTATTTGTAAAAACATTTTTAACTAAACTTGGATCGCCTTGTGGCTCTAATGCTGGTGCAGAAGCAACTTCTCCATAGTTTGATATTGGTTGTGTTTTATCAAATGACTCATCAACAATAACAGGTGCAGCGTCTTCATCTACTATTTTTGGAGGAACAAGAGCATTTTCAGCTTCTTCAGTTTGATCAGAAATAGATTTTATTATTCTTCCAGAATTGGGTGTAGTTGCAAAACCAACAATACTGCCAAGAGTATAACCAGCTAAACCAGATACACCTACATTAATTGCTGACTTCTGTAAGTCTCTTTGAACAGGATCGATTGCTGATAAAACAGCTTCTTCAGCAGCCGTAAGCATCATTGTAGCCTTGCCTACTTGAAAGCCAGCGCGAACAGCACCAACACCAACACCGACTGGCAAAGCAATAAGATTAATAGGGTCAAATAAGGAAACAAAAGCAAGCTGACCAATGCTTGCTCTAGATAATATTTCTTGATCCTGTTTAGATCTATCAATCTTTTCTACTAAATGATCTAAATGATTTTGATTTTGTGCAAAAATTAAATTCATGCTGTATTCGTGATAAGACGGATCTAAATCAAATATTGATTGAGATACATTAAAATCAGGATCATAATCATAAAGAGTATCATTTATATTAAGAGGGCTGCTAAAAGTATTTCTAAATCTACCTAATGATGCACCCATAGCCTCATCATATGTTGGGGTGTCATCATATATTTTAGGTAAGTCTCTACCACCCATTATGTCTGGATAAATGTTAGAGATATCAATCATAGCCATTAGCGAAACTTTCCGTCTTTTAAGCCTGTCATAACTTCATTAATAATATTAAAGTTTTCTCTTTGCTCTCTTAGTTCTTCTATACTCTTTTTATTAATTTGTTGGTTTGTAAGATCAGGATCTACATAATCCTTAGCTTCATCAGATATTTTAAAACCCATTGGCTTATCACCTATCACTAATTGACTAAGTGTTTTTATACCATTCTTATCTTCAGTAATTTCCATTACTTGAAACACTTGATCAGCTGGTCTTGCAATATTTGGAAACATAGGAACAAGAACAGCTGCTTTTAAATTTTCTCCTTGAGTTCTTTTACCTCTTCTAAATTTTACTTCACCTTTGGCTTCAGAAGCCATTTCTTCGCCTTGCATAAAATAACCAGCCATTGGGTCTTTTTCATTAAGATCACCAATAGCCACATCTGATTGCCAGTTTTCATCATGAATGTTTGTAAGAGTGTAACCAACCTCAATTAGCTGATTATTAATTTGATCTGTAACATACTCTGTCATGTTAGGATCATTAAATATAACACTTAATGAGTGTCGTGACTTCCCTTTTTCACCAATAGGTCTTGCTGGATCATAAACATATTTTGCTTCTTTATATCTATCTTCAAAGGCTTGTTTGATTATTGGAATTATTAATTCTTGGTCAAACATTTTACCAGCCATTTGATTAGCAAGTTTACCAAGCTCATTATTTACAACAAAATCACCCTCACCTTCTAAAATAATATCTACAAACTGATCTGGCTGAATAGATTTACCTTCTGAATTTACAAACATAGCGTTTTTAAATTTTGCAACTTCTTCTTGTGAAGCCTTAGTTCCACTTAAATTTAAACTAGCAATAGCATCATCGAAGCTAGTATATAAACCTAAACTATTTCCAAGAAGGGCAGCATCTATTGTCATTTGAGTAATATCATTTACTTGCCCTTTTAATAGATTTCTTTTTACAACTTCGTTTGTATTTGGGTTTGTTGTTTCAAAGCTTTTTAATCTACTGTAAAGCTGCATAAGCTCATTTAAATTTTGAACAGTGCCGCCTTTTGCTAAGTTGTTATATTGATTTGCTAGTTCTGTGCCAATCGATCTTTTCATTATAAAAAATGATTTTTCTGTCCAAGTGTTAGGGTCTTGAATGTTAAAACCTACAGCATTTAACTGTTCTTGAGCAATATCTTTAGAAGTTTTGCTTGTGTTGTCTAATTTGTTTCTCATAAACTCATCAACAAGCATTGCTTTTTCAAGTTGTTTTCTTTGCCTTTCTTCTTGACCAGCCCTTACACTAGCAATTTGTTGGACCTCTGAAGCAACAGCGTTTCTTTCCGCATCGCTAAAACCTTTTAGTGCAAAGTCAGCAAACTCTTTTTCATCATCAGTTAATCCTGTTAATACAGACTCAGAAAGATCAACTCTATTACCAATATATTGAGAAAGAAGCTGTAACCTTTCAGAGTTTAGTGACTCACCAAATACTTGAAGATTTCTTTTTGCTTTTGATAGATCAAGATTTCTTTTGTATATTATTTTCTTTTCTGGCCCAAGAGAACTTGCATCTATTTCTTTTTTAAGAGAGTCAATATCTTTATCAAGGATATCATCACCACCTAATATTGCACCATTAAGATCGTAATATCTGTCTGTCACATTAATAATGTTGTCAGCTTTTTCCATTGCTGTTTTTGTGGCAGACTCACCAGCACTAAATGTAGCAGACAAAACAGACATATCACCAGTTTTAAATAAACCAAATTTATGTGCAGCTTTTACAACTTTTCTTTGATTTCGTTTAAGAGATGAGTCAACAATACCATTGCCCATAAAGGCTCTAAAGTTTTCAGCATTCCCATCTAAAGATGCTCTCATAATAAATGGCTGCAATAAACTAGTTCTGTGCCTTATAATTGCAGCATTATATTCTGTAGTAGACATAAAGTCTGGATTAGCATCCATTTGTCTTTTTAAGTCTGTTACATATTCTTGATGTATTCCAGCTAAAGATTGAATTGCACCAACAATATCACCACCTTCTAAAAAAGAATCTTTAGCTTTTGTAGTAGCAGTATTTGCGTTTAATGTTGCAATTTCATTTAGATCTATTTTGTTTTCTTTTGTTTGTTTAATAAGTGCTTTAGCCTTTTCAGCATCATCAACAGCTTTATTAGCCCTTCTAATTGCATCAACCCCATCCATATCAGCAATTACAGAAGTAACAGCGGCACTTACAGATTTTTTATTTTCAACTGTAATTAATTGTGCCAAAGATGTTGTAACTATTTTGCCATCTGGCATTGTGTATGCTATTTTTTTATTAAATAATTCTTTAATGTCTTCATCAGCAGCTTCATACTTGCCACTAGTGCTTATCATTGTAGCTATTTGCTGTCTTTCATCTTCATCAAAAGTACCTTTTGAAATAATTCCTATTAAAGATGCAGCTGCAATATCACCTGTTGCCCCTGAGTAATAGGAATCACCAGCCCCAGTTTTAAGTAACTCAGCTTTTTCTCCATCAACTGTTGCTTGCTTTCTATCTTCTATAATACTTAATGCTTTGCCAATGTTTTGATTTAAAGCAAGGTCGTATGCTTGAGGGGCAGCATCACTATTACCGTCAATAATACCTTCAGCTTGGTTTGTTCTTGCTCTTTCTCTTTGTTTCTCAAGCAAGTCATAGTAATGACCTTCTTGTATAGCCGTTCCAACATTAGTTATTAGTTCTTGGAATCGACCATCAGCATTAGTGCCAAGTGCTTTAAGATAATTATCCATAGCACTTTTAAAAGCTATTGGGTTTCTACTATGCTGAACTCTATACTTTTGGGCTTCTATTCTAATGTCTTGATCTATTGTATCTGCAAATCTTTTTTCAGCCACTCTTCGAAAAGCTTCTCTAGCAATACTGCCATAACCTTCTGGTGGTTTCATTGCTATTGGCATTCCATCTTCACCAAACTTCATAAACTCTGATGAATCAATAGCCATAACAGCTTCTTCTGCCGTTACTTGAGCTTTCTTTGCATCTACTTCAAAAGCTTTTCTTCTAAGAGTTTCACCAGCATCAGCTAAAGCAAGGCCTACTCGATCAGCCTCAACATCAAAATTATTAACGCCAATACGTTTGTTTGTTTCGGTTACTGTTCTTCGGATTACTTTTGCCATATTTTATCCTAAGTAAAAGTTGTGCTTAAATCATGTAGACCAGAAGCAAAACTTGACATTGTATTTATTCTAGTAGCAGCTGCTCTATTTTTACCGCGCTCAACTTCAAGCAAAGATGCGACTGTTTGTTTTCTACTTTCCATATCCGATTGTCTTGCCATAACGGTAAGATCATCAAATGCCACTTCTTTTTGATTATCCATAAGTGCTTTTACACTTTGATCAAAGTCTCTGTTTTTTAATAAAGCACCTTCATTATACGCAAGATCATCAAAGTATTGCTGATAGCGCATAACTTGTTGTTGCGCTGCTTGCGCCTCACCTACAATACGATCTGTTATCATAGCTTCAGCATTATCTTTTGAAGCTTGCTCTTGTGCTTTGGCAGCTTGCATACCGCCCATAAACTTTAAACCTAAACCTATTACTTGAAATACAGACATTAGAATATTAACTCCGCTACTAATCCATTAACTTGTAAATCTAATGGGGCATCTTGTGTTATAGTTATTTGAGGATCTGCATTATACCCCAGCAATCTAAACTCTTTCTTGCCAGTAAAAGGTGTTAATTGCTGTGATAAATCATCTGTTACATTTCTAATAATCAAAGCTGTGCTATTAACCTTTACAGCTAATGTGCTATTCAAATCTAAATACACAGTGCCAATACCTCTTGGTATGCCAGTGATTGGGCCATTCGTTACTTGAGCATCTATTGGATTTGTTTTCAACTCAACGTCAAAGTTAAATCCTATTTCAGCTGATGACAAAGAAGCATCTACAGATGACACGTTTATATTGCCACCACTAACAGTAAACTCACCAATATAGTTGTTACCATTAACTACTCTTAATACAGCACCATTATTAAAATCTGCTGATACATCAAACACACCACTAGATCCGCTATATGTTTTTGCCATGTCCAAGTTAAATGTAGAGTCAAACTCACAAAGAACTATTTTCTTTGTGCCATCACCAAGATCATATTCTGCGTTTATAAACACACGATCATCTATAGTTACTGAAGAATGAAACTTACCATTAGTAACAAACTCTACCCAGCCAGCACGTTGCTCCGCTCTATTAGAATTAAACACAGCCATTGTGCCATCATTGTTTAAAACAAACACATAGCTTTCTGATCTAGACAACGCACCATAAAGTGTATTCATTTCTATAGGTGTCTTAATAAGATGCGAAGAAATAGTAGATATTGGGTTAGCTACATAAGCAGCTTCACTGTCACTAAACAAATACTCTCTAACAATCTGTCCACCCTTTTGCACAAAGATAGTTGCACCATCAATAGATTGTGGTCTGGTAAACCCAGAACCAAAGGGAGTCTGTCTTCTTACCTGTGCATTTGTTGGGGTAATAGGTTGGTTTTGAAATGCTGGTACAAACATCTCAGCAGAAGCTGCAAAGATCTGCAAATCTCTGTTTGAAACAATATGTCGTATTTGTTGTATTTCACCAATAGCAGCAGTGAGATGGATTGATTCATTATCTTTAGCATCTCCAACATCAAAATTATAATATGAAGCTATCTTACTAAACCAAATACTATCTGGTTGTGCTAATGTCCCAGCAAATACCAATCTGTTTTCATGGAATGTAACGGCAGCTGGAAATCCTCGAAGCGCAGAGTAAGACTGTTCATCCCAGCTAGTTGTTGGAGCATGAGTAGTAACGCTTGGAGTACCACCACCTAAAGCAGAATCATTAGAAGAGCCACCAGCAGTAAAGGTAAATACATCATCACTTATAATTCCAGTGACAGTTCTTGCTCCGTTTAAATTGCTAATAGCAATACCTCCAACAGTATCACAATCTGAGAATGTTATTGAGTCATTAACTGACATACCATGATTAGCTAAAGTTACCTCAACAGTTGTTGATCCATTGTTTGTTCGAAGAGAATCTGGACTAAGTTTAATTTTTAAAGCATCAAGTATATCACCTGTTGCAACAGTAGAATTGGTAACACCAGTAACTTCTATCTCTTGCCCATTGTATCGAACCGTTGTTCCAATATGTTTAGAAGGTGAAGTGGTATCCCAATATGCAGAGCTAGTTGTTAACGTTGCACCGCTTCCGCTTGTTTTACTTACATCAAGTGTAACTCCAGCACCTTGAAACGGATAGTATGGTTGATACACTTTCTTATTGTCAGACTTTTGATCAAACTGAAAAGACTCTACTTGGAATGTAGTTAGTCCTGTTCGAACAATTTGCTGGGGAATAAAGGTCTGATGTGCAATAAACATAACATCACCAGCTTGTGCATATGTGTACTCATGTAAGAAATCATCATCAAACTTTAATGCTGCACTACTGACATCTGATGTTATTGTTTGAATTAAAGATACAGCACCAGTAATAGCATTTATCTGAAACACTCTAACTTTAGCATTCTCAAGAGAAATAATATATCTCTCATCATCAGAGAATATAAATGGCAAAAGCCTACATTGCTGCACCTTTGCTTCATTAATTGTAGTGTCAAACTGATAAATATTTTGTAAACCAGATCTCTTTATCACACCACCTTCAGATCTAATAAAGAAGTTTTTTAATCTTTGTGCAGATTGATTATAAACTGGGGAATCTGTTCTTGAATATAAAGATGGGCTTACCTCACCAAATGCAAAGTTTGTTAGCGGTACTCGTACTTTCTGCATTATGTTCGCCTATTACTAATAAACCGACTTGTTGAAAGCTTCCTTGTTGTTTGTTGTTGGGCATCTAAGTTCCTTGCTCTCATCATTGATGTTGCTGCTTGCTGTGCCATCAACTGAGCAAGAGCCTGATCTCTAGCAAGGCTTACTGCAAATACAGAAGCAAGTTCATACTCAACAGCAATAGTAAAATATGAAGGCCAGCCCTGTTCATTTGCCCTATGGGTATAATCTAATATTAACTCTGAGTTAGCAGATTCATTGCAAAATAACTTATCACCATAAGTCTGATATTCTATAGGTGTGTCATTAATAGTTACAACATGTGTCATTAACCAACCGCTTGGGAGTTGATAAGCTGCATCAAATCTACCTGTTGGTGCATCTGATAATCTATTTAGAACTGCTTGGTCAGTTGAAAAACGCCAGCGTGTATTTAATAATGATGCTCTAGCAACATCCTCATACATGTTCGAAGCAATTAGTGCCTCATTATTTCCATCATCAAAAGATGTAATAGGTTCAGCGCCCACAAGAATGAGAGCGCGACTACATACATCTACAGCTGATTGGGCTGGTGTGCTTGAAACTGCCATACTAAATCCTCAATAAGAAGGTGGGGCCGAAGCCCCAACCTATTAGTCGCTATCAGTTTCCGCTACTGCTGTACCATCAGATACGTCAACAACAGAACCAGTATTTGAAAGAACAGTACAAAAACTTGTTGTCGGAACATTACTATCGCGAACGATAATTAAGTCACGAACAGCAAGCATATTTGCTGCACTATTAAAATACCCAGCAGTGTTCACAGTTGCGATAGCATCAGCAGATGTATACATCCACAAGCTACCGTTTGAATCACCACCGACACGAGTTAGTCCACTTGAAGCAAAAGCCATTTTCTAACCCTCCTAGTTATTATCTAGCAGTTCGTATACGCCGTTGTTATCAATAACAACTGAACCCATTGACATCATTGATGTCGCTAGGTGCGATACTTTTTCTGCTACATAGTTTACTTCAGTCTGAACATCAGAGTTCACACCAATACCTACTGCTCTCATGTGATAGCAAAAGTTTTTGCCACCAGCGACAGCAGACGTTGAAAAGATCTTGAAGCCCAAGAACTCTTTCATTGTCATACCACCAGCAAACGGTAGGTTCTGTGGTCCAACAAAGTCGCTAGAAGCAAACTCATTAATGTTGAACAGATCTGCAAAACCAGCAGGGGACATAGCAATATAGCGTTGTCCGTCTTCTGGAATGTCAGCTGAACCAAATGTTTCAAACGTAGACAGTAGGTCTGCTTTTTCAACGGCAGATGAGGTGTCATGCAACTGAGTTGAGTTAGCACCAGCGTCCATAGCTGTTGTGATAATCTCGTCAGTTTTACGACCCAACGCAGCAGCAGCACTCTCGGCAACAGCTTGACGTTCGTTGATGTTTGTTTTCAACTCGTCAAGTTTGTCGATATATTCCGCTGCATAAAAGTCAGCCATTGTTACTTCCACATTAGTATGTGCAAGATCCATTGGTGTGACATTACCGTTGCGTGATTTTGTTGTAGCTGATCCAGTTCCTATTTTCTGGAATCGAGCAACATTGCCTGACACATTCGTAGTACGAATGGTATTACGCAGTTTTGAACCCATGCGTTGGTATGCAAGATGCACATCGGTCTCAAACTGTTTAATAAAGGCTTGGTCTATTGTATTAGCCAATTTTCTTTCTCCTAAATTAAGTTACGGGCATCTTGGGTATCTGCTCTACATCCTCAATGAAGGTGTCCAAATGGGCTTCTCAGTGTATCACAGGCCTTGATAATTTATGTGAAACACAATTTTGCGACGGATTGCAACGCACAAAATCAACATATCTCACATTTTTCCAATCACTGAACCCAACAGGATGGAATCCTAACCATACTGCCCAGTTCAACATTGACTCATATTCTTCTGCTATTTGCATAGATAAATCTTCATATGACTGATCTAAAAATGATATTAATAACTTAGATCCTCGTGCCAATCCCTTAAAGTTTTTTGTGACATGATTTGTAAATAGTGCAAATAGTTGTGGTGGATCTTCAGAAAAGAATACACCGCTTGCCATCATAATGTTCCAGTTCTTATCTCTTACAATATAAACTTCAGAATCTTTCTGCAAATCTTGAAGAGCTTCGAAAATAGTAGAATACCCAAGGTTTGATAGTTCCCTTTCTGTTTCTGGGTGAAGTATAGAATATATCTCAGCTATATGATGCTCGTGAAAGGGGGTCATATAGTACGACCCACTTTGCAATATCTTTACTTCATCCATAGAGTTTCTTAAAACCCTCATCTACCTGTTTAACATAATGCATATCACGTTTAGATGGAGACCAGTAACGCTCATCTTTCATCATTTCTTGCAGCTCTACTTCATTAAAGTTAGATGCAATGCTGCCCTGATCTGTAACAGCTGGGTCTTTTATTGCATTCATAACAGTCTCAATAGCAATAATGCCGTCAGCACTTTCGCACATTCTTTCTATTGCTGGTATAGCCTCTTCTGGAAAAAACTTATTAGCAAAGAGAGATGCAGCTTCTATTCTAGCGTCAGAGTTATCTCCAAGTCTTGCTGCTTCGGCATCCATATCAGGTTCTTCACCCATGCCGTTCATGTACATCTCTATACCCTTTTGAAATTCTTCATGAGTATATCCGTTATTATGACAATGATCTGCCCAGTCTTTTAGCATATCACTTTCAAGAGCTTC